GTAGCAGTCCTCCGGGGTCGTCAAAGCGGCTCCTCCGCGGTGTGCCGCGCCACGGCGGCGAACTTTTCCTCGCAAAAATTTCCCGAAATGAAGCATTTTTTACGTTTTTCGCATATCCGGAGGTCCGTTGATGCCTGGTAGACCTGCAAAACCAATTGAAATGCACCTGTACGACGGCAAAAAGCACCTCACTAAAGCAGAGATAAAGCATCGTCAGGAAAACGAAATCCGCCTGGGTACTCCCGATTTAAAAATGCCTCCTTCGGTGCGGCGGAATCCGGTAGCAAAGAAAAAATGGAAGGAACTCGAAGAGTTATACAAGGGTTTTGACTTTGTAAGCTCCTCTGATGTGGGTATAATTTCGCAACTTTGTCTTGCGTATGCAGAACTTGACAATTTACTTGGCCATTTGCGTACCATTGAAAACATAGAACCATTTGAGCCCGAGGAAGAGTTAGAGATAACTGAAGTTTTAGGGGAGCGGCTTGGGGCGCGGCAGATCCGTAACATGTGGAGAAAATTTGAATACTGCATGTCTGTAGGCGGAATATTAGCAGTAAACAAAGCTATTGACGCAAAAAGATCTATCATCCGGTCCCTGGAAGACCGATTATATTTAAACCCCCTCGCCAAAAATCGCAACGTACCGAAGAAACCCGCGGAACCAGAGGAAACACCTTTGCAGAAAGCCGGCTTTGGTAACGTATGAGCTTGCTAAAAGAACTTATTGGTTACAGCAAAGCGCTGTTAGACGATAAAATCCCCTCCTGCAAACGCCATAAATGGGCGGGTTTGCGGTTTTTAAGCGACTTGGATAAGCGCGGTTCCTGGCGGTGGGACTTTGACGAAGCCCGGGCGGAGCGTTATTTCCAGTGGATGCGGCTTTTTAAACATCGCAAAGGACCCTTAGCCGGGCAAATAAAAGAACCGTGCGACTATGAGCTGTTCGTATACGGTAATATTTACGGATGGATCGACGGGAAAACAGGAAATCGCCGCTTCCACCGCACCTACGAACAACTTGCCCGGAAGCAGGCCAAAAGCCAGGATAAAGCAATTCAGGCGCTGTATGAAATTTCCGCTTTTGGTGAACCGAGTGCAGAAGCCTATGTTGCTGCTACAAAAAAGGAGCAAACCCGTTTTGTCTGGGGCGAAGCCAAGTGGCTTTTTGAGAATAGCGATCTTCTAAAGGATTCTTTTATCTGCAAATTCGACCAGGAATTACTGCAAAAAGTCATATTGCATAAGAAAAGCGGGTCTTTTTTCTCCCGGTTATCAAAGGACGACGGGAAAAAAGGCGATGGGGCAAACCCGCATTTCATGATTCTTGACGAGTATCATCTGCACGAAACCACTGAGTATTACGATCTCGGCACTTCAGGAATGAAAACCAGGGCTAACCCGCTTCTTTCCATCATCACAACTGCGGGTTTTGAGCTAAATAACCCGTGTTACCGAGTAGAATATGACTACATTTCCAAAATTTTGGATCCAAACAACCCAATTGAAAATGACCGCTATTTCGCCATAGTCTGCGAACTCGACAGGAACGAAACCGACCAGGTTATAAGGGTAGGCGACAAAGAAGTAGAACCCGGCGGTATCATCGATGATATGAATACCGATGAAGCGATAATGAAAGCCAATCCGGTGACCGGTAACGATCCCACCACCCGCGAAAACATCCGTATCGAAGTCGCCGAAGCCCAAGATAAACCGGAAAAAATGCGGGACGTGAAGACGAAGACTTTTAATATCTGGGTAAATGAGCGGGTTTGTGGCTATATGGATATGGCTAAATGGGGCTTTTGTCAAGTCAAAGAACGACCTGCAAACCTGCGTAGCTGCTATGTTGGTCTGGATCTTTCCGCTAAAATCGATTTAGTTTCCGCAGGGTTCGAATTACCGTATCAGGACAAATTTTATGTTTATTCGCACAGCTTTATGCCGCGAGAAACCTTTCTCGCCCGGATGGACTCTGATAAGGTCCCGTACGATCTATGGGTTAAAAATGGTTTTCTGACGCTTACAGAGGGGGCTGTGGTTGATTATAGAGCCGTGGTGAAGTATGTAAAGGATACGGTGCTTCAGAATGGCTGGTTTATCGAGGCTTTTTGTGTTGACCCCTGGGGCGCTCTTCAGATTTCTGCAGATCTTATTGACGATGGTTATACAGTGGTTGAAGTCATCCAGGGAATGAGAACTCTATCGGAACCGACTAAAAATTTTCGGGAAATGGTGTACAGCGGGCGTGTGTCTTACGAAAAATCACCGGTTTTAACATGGGCCGTGGGTAACGCGGTAACCAGAAAGGACCATAACGGTAATATTATGCTGGACAAAGACAAATCTACTCAGCGCATTGACCCGATTGCGGCGCTAATTAACGCTCATACCCAGGCGATGGTAGGGCGAAAAAATTGTGTTTATGAAACTCGCGGGATGCGGTCTTTATGAATAAAATTAAAATAGTGTTGACATCGTCCGGAAAATGTATTATTATACAAGCTGTAGTGGTACAGTGTCGTCAATGCCACAAGATATTGGGGTTCTGGTAATGTAAAAGATGCGGAACAGTCAATGAAAAAGAATAAAATAGTCTCTGCTGGAATAGAGGCTCCTTGAGGCCCGGGGCAGTATAAAAGCTGTTACGGGCCTTTTTTGCTTTAATCAGAAAGCGCTGGAATGAATTTTTTAGGTCGTGTAAAAGCCGTTTTTAATCAAGATGCTTTTAACAGGTGGGTGCAGGAATGGCTCGCTGGCAGCGACGCGCCCGGCGCTAACGCTGATATTGTCGTAAATGAAAGCACAGCCTTAAATTACAGTGTTTTTTTCTCATGTCTCCGAATTCTTGCAGAAACGTTTGCTTCCGTACCAATTAAAGAGTACCGAAAGTCAAAAGACGGACGTGATGAAACCAATGACACTGGTTGGTATGACATTTTACACAACCAGGCTAATGATGAAATGTCCGCGTACAACCTGCACGAAGCCATGATGTATCAGCTGAATCTCGGGGGAAATGTGGTTTGTGAAAAACTGTTCGCCCGCGGTGGTGATCCGTATGGTTTGTATCCTCAACAATGGCAAAAAGTGAGTATACAAAGAGATCCGTACACAAACCATTTAACTTACACGATACGTAACGGCTCGCAAAGCGTACTTAAAAAAAGGAGCGAAGTTTTGCATATCCCGGGGCCCTCAATTAACGGGGTGGTTGGGATGTCCGTTTTAGAGTACGCTACCGCATCTATAAGGCTGGGTTTAACATACGAAGCATTTAATCAGCATTTTTACAAAAACGGGGCTACTCCGAGCGGTGTTTTTAAGCATCCGGGTGAGCTGAAAGAAGGTCCTTACGAACGGCTGAAAAAGCAGCTAAATGAGAATTGGCAAGGGCTAAGAAATTCCGGAAAACCGATGTTGCTGGAGGACGGTTTAGATTTCACTCCACTTGTTATAAAGCCGGTGGATGCAGAACTGTTATCAAGCAAAATTTTCCAAGTCGCAGATGTTTGCAGGTTTTGCCGCGTACCTTTGCACCTCGTCAATGAGTTATCCAGATCGACAAATAACAACATAGAGCATCAATCTCTTGAATTTGTGATGTATACTATGCTTCCGCATTATAAGCGGTTTGAAAGCGGTATAAATACATGGTTGCTTACTAAAAAGCAACGCGAAGCGGGCTATTATTTCGAATACAACATGTCCGGATTGCTCCGCGGCGATGCTAAAAGCATGGCTGAGGCGTTTGCAACAGGACGACAATGGGGCTGGTTATCTGTTAATGATATCCGTAGGATGCTGAACATGAACAGTATAGGCTCCTCTGGAGATATTTACTTGCAGCCAATGAATATGATCGAAGCAGGAGCACAGGCTGTCGAGGATCAATATAAAAACATAGTCGATAGTATCTATAAACTTATCGAAACGGGTAAAAATGAGCTGGTTTAACTTTGTAAATAAAGATAACGGCGAAACTGCGGAAATTTACATTTACGGGGCTATTGTCGATTATAAATGGGATGAAACTGACCCGGAGGTAACACCGATTGAATTTCGTGATAAGATGCTGGAAATTCCGAACGCAAAAACCCTGAAGCTCTTTATAAACTCGTCTGGGGGTAATGTTTTCGCAGGTTTATCCATTTATCACATGCTAAAAAGGCATGCAGCAAATAAAACGTGTTATGTGGATGGTATAGCAGCATCAATATCTTCTGTAATTGCAATGGCTTGTGATAAGATAGTTATTCCTAAAACTGCTATGATGCTGGTCCACAAACCCTTAATTAACGGATGGGTTACCGGTAACGCAGATACTTTCCGCAGCATCGCCGACGATTTGGACAAAATAGAGGTTCCGATAGTCGAGGCGTATGTCGCTAAAACCGGGTTAAACGCGGATAAAATTCGTGAAGTTATGGCGAAAGATGCCTATATGACCGGTGAGGAAGCCGTAAACCTGGGCTTTGCTGATGTTTTAGACGAAAATAAAAAGATCAAAGCCTCTATTGACGGCGACAATGTAATCGTAAACGGGCAAACCTTTAACTTTAAAAGCTATAAAGACTTTCCTGTTGATAAGTTTAAAAATTTGTTTGTGCAGGAAAAACCGGAACCGCCCGAACCCGAACCGTTAAATGATATCGAGATTTTCGAACGCGAATATGAACATAACCTGAACTGAAAGGGTGAAAGTATGAATGAGGAGCTTAAAGAGCTGATTAATCAGCAGAAAGCCTTGCTCGACAAGGCGAAAGCGGAAGGACGTACCTTCTCTGATGAAGAGCGAACACTCTGGAACGATCTGCAGGCAAAAATAAATGCCACAAAGGAACAGATCAAGGCGGAAGAGCAGTTTCAAAACAATCAAAATTTTCTTAACCAGCCTGCAGGTAATCCGGTAAGAGTTGAAGTGAAAGACAACGACGAACCGCCGAAATTATTTAAAAATCTTGCTGAGCAGCTTGCCTCAGTACGTGCAGCCGCTGGTGGTATGGTAGATAAGCGTCTTACTGAACTCAACGCTGCTTTGGGCATGGGTGAAGGCGCGGGGCAGGACGGAGGGTTCGCTGTGCAGTCAGATTTCGCAGGTCTGATTTTGGAAAGCTCTGTAAAAGACGATCCTGTTTTGCGCATGGTAGATAGTTACTCCATTTCACAGAAAGCCGACCGTGTAAAGTATGTTGAAATTGATGAAACAGATGTTTCGAGCACTGTTTTCGGAGGGGTGCGGGTTTACTGGGCAGCAGAAGCGGCAAGCGTAAACGCGTCCGCGCCTGTACTTGCAGAAAAAGAACTCAAACTTGAGAAGCTGATGGGTTTCGCTTATGTTACTGATGAGCTGAATGCGGATTCAAATTTCGTTGACCAGCTTTATACCAGGGCTTTTACAACTGCAATCAGAAGAAAACTCGTTGAAGGCATTATTTCAGGCGACGGGATTGGTAAACCCCTTGGGATTTTAAATTCTGGGGCTCTTGTTTCCGTCGCTAAAGAGTCAGGCCAGGCGGCGGGGACTGTGCTTTGGGCAAACCTCAGCAGAATGTACAACCGTGCCCTGGATAAGTCGAAATGCGTGTGGCTGTGTCATCCGGACGTTGCCGAGGAGCTTGATTTTCTTAATTTTCCAGTTGGCACTGGCGGCACTCCGATCTATCTCCCCGCATCGGCCTCAGGAACAATCGACACATTACGCGGGCGCCCAATCCTTGAGTCCGATCATTGTTCTCAAAAAGGCGCAAAGGGCGATATCTTTTTTGTTGACCTTTCTGATTACATGCTTATTTACAAAGGCGGTGTACAGAAAGACGTATCGATTCACGTACAGTTTCTGACAGGTCAGAATTGCTTCCGCTTTACCTTCCGTGCAAACGGTATGCCTAAACGCAAAAGTGCTCTGACCATTAAAAACAGCAGCAACCGACGTTCCAGCATTATCACACTTGACGCAAGAGCTTAATGCTCTTGCACTCGAATAGAATGGAGTGATTGAACATGTTTAATTTTATCCCGATGAAATACAGGTCAAGGGTTTTGTTAGCGCCCCAGACCACAGCAAGCGCAGCTCAAGCATACCTCGCCCCAACTCCAGGAGTGAAGGGCGTTAATATCAGGGCTGTTGTAAAAATGGGTGACTCTACTGATTTGACGCTTTCCTTGAAGTATGCTGATGATGCCGCAGGGACTAATGCAACTGCTTTTCCTGTCGATGTAGACATCTATAATAACGGGGTGAGGCAGGAGGCAGCAAAAGCCTTCGCTGTTGAGGATGCTTCAGGTGATTTCATAGTCGATTTTTGCATCGACCCCGCTACAATCCCGGAGGGTAAACTGGTTGGGTTAGCCTATGCAAATTCCAATGCCGGCAACCTGGTTGCCGCTGAGATGATCGAGGATGTGGCCTACAGGCCTACAGCAAGCTAACTGACAGGCGCTAAAACGCGCCTGTTTCGGAGGAAAAAACATGGTAACTAATGTTAAATCTGAGTGGGTTGACGGCAATTTAGTGTTTTACGATGTAGCTGGTAATATCGTTTTAAAAATGGATACGGCGAATAAAACCCTGCAAACAGAGTACAAACTGCTTGGTAGCTCGCT